TTGAAGAACCTTGAGTTTATCAAGTCATACTATGGTTATAGTAATGAAAAGGCAAAGCAAGTTCTCCCACTTCTAACCAAAGAACAAATTAGATTTATTCAAAATAAACTTGAGGTTGGTGGATTGAAATGAATGTTATGGAACCTGAGTATCAATGGTCTCCTGAGAAAATGATAGAGATATTTCTATCTGAACCAGACGATTTTTTGAAAGTCAGAGAAACTCTTACAAGAATTGGTGTAGCGTCAAGAAAAGAAAAAAAGTTATATCAATCATGTCATATACTGCATAAGCAAGGTAAGTATTATATTGTACATTTTAAAGAACTCTTCGCCCTTGATGGTAAGAAAGCAAACCTTAGTGTCAATGATGTTCAACGTAGGAATAGAATTATACAATTACTGGTTGACTGGGGTTTAATATCTACTGTGATAGATGAAGTGCTTGATATCGCTCCACTAAATCAAATAAAAGTAATAGCGTACAAAGAAAAAAGTAATTGGACACTTGAAACAAAGTATAATATAGGTAAGAAAAAAACACCCGAACCCCAATAACCGTACCCCCATTTTTTCCAATGTTGTATAATTAGTAGTGTCGCCTACGGGGACATTACAACTTAGACGCTCAAGGAGGTCACCATGTTTGGTACAGATGGAAGTATCACATTGTCTGTTGGAGATACATATGATTATCTTCAAAAGATAAGAAGAAATATGATTGGTTTTGATGACTGGTCACAGCAGTTTGACACACCAATACAAAACTACCCACCTTATAATACGATAAAGTTATCTAATCATGAGTATAGGGTCGAGGTAGCAGCAGCAGGATTCAAGAAAGAAAATCTAAAAGTCTATACACAAGAAGGACAACTTGTGATAGAGGGCAAGAAGGATGATGGTGTAGAGCATGAGTACGTGCACAGAGGTCTTGCACAACGAGCATTCACTCGTGCATGGTCACTACCAGAAGAACTTGTTGTCAAGAGTGTAAAATTTGAAGATGGTCTATTATTGATAGACATTGAAAAAGTTATACCAAAAGCACAGCAGCGAAAAAATTGGCTCTAAATACATACATGTATTCAAGAGTTCTTAGACATATCAAACCCAAAGACCTTAGAGAGTCACTGACTCTGAGGTTCACAGAAATCCTCAATCCAACCTTTTGGATTGGGGATTCTCTCAAGCCTGAGGTAAATGAGGCATTGATGAATTTTGCAGAGGCATTTGCTGCTTATGTTGATCTAGATGAGAGAGCGATAGTCGATGTATTATTGCTAGGTGGTAATGCAGGGTATAATTACACACAATACTCTGACTTAGATGTGCACATAGTGGTAGATCCAAAGTTTATACCTGACTGTAATCCAGATTTACTTGACCAGTATTATATGGACAAGAAAACTCTATGGGAACTGACTCACAACGTCACAATCTATGGTGTCAAAGCAGAACCATACATTGAGAGACCAAAGGTCACACGTAAGAAGAGTCAAGGTGTGTATAGTCTTATGAAAAAGACATGGATACAAGAACCAGAAAGAGTTGAAGGTGAAGTTGAAGAAAAAGAGATAGAGAAAAAAGTAAACAACTTCAAAACAAGAATTGATGCATTTATTAAGAATGAAAATGCAGAGGGATTGAGAGAACTGGTCAAGAAACTGAGAGATAGTAGGTCAGTTTCACTACAGAAATATGGGGAGTATGGTTTTGAGAACATGGTGTTCAAAGAACTTAGAAATCAAGGTTATATTGACAAAGTACGTACAGTTGTGGTAAACTTAAAGTCAAGAAGTCTTTCATTATGATCAAAGTTATATTATTCAAGAACAACCTAGTTCTTATCGCTAGGTTAGAGGAGGTTGGATCTGAGATGGGCGAACCAGATTGTAAAATTACAGATCCTTTTGAATTGAAAGGTGAGTATCTAGAGTCATGGCCTTCATTCTCTATGCAACGAACAATGATGGTGCATTCAGATAGTTTCCTTACAATATTAGAACCAGATAAACATCACCTAGATAATTATCAAGCATTGACTGCGACAAAAGTAAATGAAACTAAAGCATAACTATGAACCATGGGAGTACATGGAGATCGAAGATTTTCTTCCACAAAAAAGATTTAAAGAGTTACAAGATCAGGCAAAAGTTCAACTAGAAAATTATAAAAAACAAGGGTCTAATACTCCAAGAGGAAAGTATATTTGTTACTCTGGAGAGGATATGATACCAGAGTTCAATCCGATATTTGATTTGTTACCTAGAAGACAACCAACAGGTAAACTAAAAAAAATAAATCATTGGGCAGTCACTCCACCAGGTGTTCATTACCCTACTCATATTGATAACAAATCAAGATTTAGTACGATAACTTTTTATGTGTCTCCAGAAAAAAATAGTGGTACGATAATTTGTAAAAACCCTAGTACAAATGATGACGGAGATCATTGCTCTCCTGACCTCCCTTCTGAAAGTGAAGTTGAGATTGAGTGGAAACCAAACAAAATATTCCTACATTGTGGAGGACCAGGCAAATGGCACAGGTATTATGGTAATGAAAATTACGGACCTAGAATTATCATCTCTGCTTTTTTAGTGCAACCTGATCTTATCAATAAAGGAAGAATAGATCTTGATTATTTGATTGATATTTGATGAAGATACTTTGGTGTTATCCTAACCAACACTTGCGAGTGACACCGCCTGGTGGTATTGCAATCATAACTGCATGTTTGAAGAGAGCAGGGTATACAGATATAGAATTATTTGATGCTACATGGTTTCCCATGGATGATAATTTAAGATCTGCACGTTCTGATAGAGATAAAGAAAGAGCAAAAAGAGGTATGCTTCCAGAATATAGTTGGGATGGTTTTGGATATAGAATTGAAAACATTGACATGTACACTGCATGGAGGATGAAGGTTGAGGAATACAAACCAGATGTTATCATATCATCTTTAGTAGAAGACACATACTATATGTGGTTGAAAATGATGGATAAAGTATCTGATCTAAAACACACATTCACACACATAGTTGGTGGCGTTTTTCCAACTGCAGCACCAGAATATTTTGTAGATCATTCTGATTATATTTGCAGAGGTGAAGGTGATGAAGCAATACCTGAGATGATGGACTTGATTGCTGAAGGCAAATCATGTAAGAATGTTCCTAATGTATTTCCAAATCAAATTAGACCTGCACTTGATGTAAACACACTACCATATACAGATCATACTATATTTCCAGACAAAGCATTATACAGACCATTTCAAGGAAAGATTGTAAAGATAGCAACTATAGAAACACAACGTGGTTGTCCTTTCAAATGTGCTTATTGTAATTCACCAGGTAAGAGTGTGATATACGAAGAGGAGGACGCAGGTAAATTCTTTAGACGTAGGTCAGTAGAACATATAAGAGGGGAGATAGTTGATCTAATTGAGAAGCATCAGATTACAGTTGCTTGGATAGTTACAGACACTCTTCTTACCATGCCAGCAAAAGAGTTTGATGATTTTTGTGACATGTGGGAAGAATTCAAATTACCATTTTTTGCTCAGACAAGACCAGAACTTCTTACGCCACATCAAGCGAAACGTTTGAAAGAAGTTGGTTGTGCTAAGATCAATATAGGTGTTGAACATGGGTGTCCTGACTTTAGAAAAAAATATATTGGTAGAGTCTATAAAAATGATCTTCCTATCAAGGCATTCAAGATTGCACATGATGCAGGTCTATCAACCACATGTAATTTTATTTTTGGTTATCCATATGAAACTATGAATGATGCTTTCCAGTCAATAGTATTAGCATCTAAGTTGAAATCTCAAGATCTAAATGGATTTATTTTTACACCCTACCATGGTACTCCACTTAGAAAATTAGCTGCTGAAGGAGGATTTATTCCAAGTGATTTGGTTGTTGACATGAGGAACGATGAGGCAGGGTCATACTTGAAAATGCCAGCACCTTACATGAGTGGTGAGGACATACAATACATGCATGATAATTATGTCAAGATGGTGAGAGAACTTGAAAATGGTATGGAAGAAAAAGAGTTGGAAGAAAAGTTGAAAAAGAGAACAAGTTTTGTTAGACTAGATGAAACTGGTAGGTGGAACTAATTGAGATATTATACAAACGTACAGATGGTCGGCAACGACTTTCTTGTTCGTGGTTATGAAAACGGTAAATCATTTACATCAAGGGAATCTTTTCAACCTACGATGTTTGTTCCTAGTAAGAAAAAAACAAAATATAAAACATTAGATGGTAAGTATGTGCAGAGTATCAAACCTGGCACTGTACGTGAGACCAGAGAATTTATTAGAAGTCATGAAAATGTAGAAAACTTTGAGATATATGGCAACAACAGGTACATATATCAGTATATTTCTGACAGATATCCAGAGAATGAAATAAAATTTGATATTAAAAAAATGAATCTTGTCACGATTGACATAGAGGTCAAGTCTGAAGGTGGGTTTCCCACTGTTGAGAAGTGTGATGAGGAGATGTTACTCATTTCACTACAAG